ACGGATCTGGGCCACCCCAGCCGACACGGCGCCCGTCACGGCGGCCCAGACGCGGCGGGCGACGGCGACGATCTGGTTCCAATGCGTGGCGATGAGGATCGGGATCCCGATCACCGGCGCGATGACCGCGAGGATCGACGGCCCCCATGTCCGCAGGAACCCGAGCACCGCACCGACCGCGGTGCGGATCCCGCCGACGATCTGATTCCAGCCGTTCGCGAGGGCTGCCGCGACGACGTTCCAGCCGGCGACGAGCTGATTCCACCCGTTCGCGAGCGCGCCGACGAAACCGGACCAGATCTGCTGCCCGACCTTCGTCTGCGTGAAGAACCAGACCAGGCCCGCAACCAGGGCCGCGATCGCGACGACGACGATCCCGATCGGGTTCGCGGACATGGCCGCGTTGAGGAGCCACTGCCCGGCCGCGGCGACCTTCGTCGCGACACCCATCGCAGTCGTCGCGACGGAGACGACGTTGGTGGAGATTGCGATCGCGAGGCTGACCGCCTTCCACGCGATCAGGCCGAGGACGACGCCCTGCACGACCGCGGGCGTCTGCAGCAGCGGGACGAGGAACGCGACGAGCCCGTTCGTGATCCCGACGATCACCGGAGCGAGCGCCGTGACCACGCTGAGGAGCGATTGCCCCAATGCGGAGGAGAGTTGGGTGAGGGCGAGGGTGATCGGGGGGAGGACCGGCGCGAGTGCGGTGAACGCGATCCGCAGCGGGGAGAACGCCGTCACTGCGGAGACGAATGCCGGGATCAGCGGGGCGAGCGCGGAGCCCATCTGCGACAGGAACCCGGACGCTGCGGCAATGCCGCCACCGCCGGTGAACCCTGCGATGAAGTTCCGTACTGCGGGCGCCGCGGTGGTGAACGCAGACCCGATCAGGGTCGCGGTCCTCCCAACGATGTTGGAGTCGTTCGCCCAGTTCGCGATGCCCGCCGCGGTGCCGAGGAGCTTCGTCAGGGCGGGCATCGCGGCGGTGACGATCGACTCACCGAAGTCGCCGACCGCGTCGCCGAGCTGGTACATCTGACCCGCGAACGTCGCCCGATACGCGGCACCCGACCCGCCGAACTCGCTGTTCAGTTCCTTCAGGATGACCTTCTGGGCACCCATCGTGTTGCCCGACTTGACCATCGACGCGATCGTCGACTTCTGCTGCGCGTCGAAGGTGACACCGACTCTGGTCAGGGCGGTGATGCCCTTGACCGGGTCGTTGAGCGCCTTCCCGAGCTGGATCGCGGCCTGCTTCGGGTCGGTGCCCATCGCCCGCGACATGTCGACCAACGTCTTGGTCGACTGGTTGAAGATGTCGTTGCCCTTGCCGGCCTCGTTGCGGATGTTCTTGAACGTCAGGAGCATGTTCGCGCCGGACTGGATCGACTCGGCCTGCGTCGATGTCTGCCCCTCGATCGAGGTGGCGAGGTCGTGGACCTGCTTCGCGGTCACCCCAGCAGCAGCCCCGGTCGCTTTCACGACCGACTGCGACTGCGCGTTGATCGCGCCCCAGTTCTGCACCGCGGAGAACGAGTCCTTGAAGTAGCCGGTGAGACCACTCACGGCGGAGCCCATCGCAGCGAACGCGGCGCCACCGAGCGCGGCGCCACCGAGCGCAGCCCCGAACCCGAGCTTGAACCGCGACCCGGTCTGCTTCCCGGCCCGGTCACCCTCGGGGGCGAGCTGCTGCGCGATCTTCCCCTGGAAGCCCTGCATCGAGGGGATGATCTGCATGTACGCAGACGCGAGCTGGACCGACATCAGGCTCCCGTCTTCTGTAGGTAGGGCAGGCGGGCGGCGAGTGCCCGCTTCCGCTCATCGGTCAGCGGTGTCGGTCGCGTGCCGGGTCGGCGGATCGGGTCGGGACGGCGGGCGTCCTTGTCTCCGGCGCGCTGCCAGTTCGCGGCCTGCAGCACGTCGATGACGGTCGCGATCAGATGCTCCGGCAGCCCCCACAGGGCGTCCTCGCCGTGCTCCGCGCGTTGGATCGCGTTGCCGTGTGGGAGGGAGACAACGACGGCTTTCAGGTCGAACCAGGTCAGATGCTTCGTGCCGAGCTGCTCGAGCCGCAGTCCGAGCCTCAACAGTTCGTAGTGGACAGCCTCCGGGTGTTCGGCGATCAGCCGGCGGAGGCTTGAGATTCCCCCAAGGTCACGCCGGAGAACTCCTGCCACGCCTCCATCAGCGCGCCGACCTGCTCACCGTCCTCGAACGTCTCGAACAGGCCCGGAGCGATCGACTCGAACATGTGCTTCGTACCCGCCATCTGCGGCATCGCCTCGACCTGCACCATCAGGTTCGGGTCGATGTACTTCAGCGACGGGAGCTGGAACGTCTTCCCGTTCGTGGCTTCGACCTCGAACCGGTTCTGGTCGATGGACTTCTTCGACGCGGGGACCTTGAAAGCAGGCATGGCGGACCTCTCAAATCGGCGGACAGCGGTGGCGGACTAGTGGGGACGGGCGCTGCTGTCCGCCAAGAGGTGACGCCCGCCCCCAGTTCAGGCTCAGGCGGTGGTGACCCCGTCGTCGGTGTACGTGTAGCAGTAGACGCCGTTGCCGTCCGGGTAGGTGTCGATGGTGATCTCCTGACCGGAGATGTCGGTCGACTTGTAGTCGACGTCACCGATGTCGGAGACGCGGCCGCGGGGGATGACCTTCCGGATCGTCGCGGGGCCGGAGACGATGTCGAACACCCACGAGTTCAGCGGCAGCTGCGCGGCGGTGTCCTTGATGGTGAGCTGGTTGCCGTTGCTCGCCCCGGCAGCCGTCGCGGTGACGTTGTTGTCGCCGTGGACGACGGACTTCGCGGTCGCGTTGAGGTACTCCGCGATGGTCAGCTTGAACGACTTCGCGTAGGACTTCTGCGTCGTCTGGATGGTGTCACCACCCCACGCGTAGACCTTGTCGGAGGACCGGTCGGTCTTCTCGTTGACGCCGTCGTCGCTGAGGAACCCGAGCGGCAGGAACGCGGCGTTGATCGTCGCGGAGTTGCTGGTCGGCAGCGCCGTCCCGACGGGTGCGACGAGCGCGCCGCCCCCGGATGCCGGGGAGGCGACGACCACATTTGCGGGCGTGTTGGTCATGAGTGTTGCCCCTTCCAGGCGTGTGTCGGCGGACAGCAGTCGGAACGGAGGAGGTGTGGTTACGCCGTCTGAGTGGCGCGGGCTCGCACGGTCATGGAGGCCGTGTACCGGACCTGATCTGAGGTCGGGTCCGGAAGATTCGCGGGGCCGGCGTACTCGACGACGCCGAAGAGGGTCGGGCCCTGCTGGGCGAAGAGGATCGCGCGTGCCCGGTTGAGGAGCTCAGCGGCGCGGGGTTCGTCCTGCGCCCACGCTTCGACGATGACGCGGAACGCGTCGGTGACGAGCGTCTCCCGCGGCCCGCCGGCGAGGAGGATGTGCAGGAACTCCGCAGGCCGGGTCGCGGGGATGCGGACGCAGACCTTCACGTCCTCACCGAGCAGCGGCAACGAGGCGAGCAGCGCGTCCCGGACAGCGGCCTCGCAGTCGACGGAGACGATGAACGGGCCGACGCTCATCCGATCGCCCTCGACAGGGCACGGTGGGTGGCTTCGGCGAGTTCCCCGTCGATCCCGGCGGTGCCGACGAACGTCACGGCGCGGGTCGCGTTGTGGACGGTGTGCACCGCGAAGGGCTCCTGCTCGGGATGCTCCCGGACGGTGACCTGCGCGTTCGCGCGGGCTGCGATGGCGTGGGCGATCTCCTCGAGCGCGGCAGTGACGGTGTCACTGTTGCGGTACGCGTTGAACGCGTCGACGTGGATCTCGAGCCGCACCGACGCCATCTACCCGTTCACCCTCCGCAGTTCGATGACGGTGTGACTCAGAGCACCGGTCGGGGACTGGATCCGCATCGGTTCCCCGTTGATCGGATACCGGACGCCCTGCCAGGTGATCTCGTCCGTGCCGGTCACGTCGACCCCGGCCGGCGCGTAGACGGTCCAGGCGACGGTGATCGCGTCACGGCCGCCGAGGAGCTCTTGAGAGACGCCGCCCTGCACGAAGCAGCCGCCGATGGGCAGATCTGCCGAGTTGCCCCAGTCGGGGATCTCGTTGCCGTGCCGGTCGGTCGTGGTGGCGGGACGGTTGCGGGTGATGGTGTCGTTCCACCAGCCGAACATCTAGATCGACTCGATCCGGTACGGGTCGATGAGGGCGTACTCGTGGTCGAGGATCCCGAGCCCGCCGGACACGCCGCGGGTCGTCTCGGACCACTTCACGGTCACCCCACCAGCCGCCTCGGACACGGCGCCCATCGGTGAGGCGAGCTGCCGGGCAGCGATCGCGAGGACCACGGACCGGAGGTCGTCGACGTCGTCGTAGCCGTGGCTGTAGGTGACCTCGATGGCGCGGTACTCGTCGGACCAGTACCCGGCCGAAAGTCGCACGGACCCGTCCTCCGACCACCGGTACGTGGTGGGCAGCACGGGCAGGCCGGTGTCGAGGATGGAGTAGATGCCGGTGACGTGCTTCGACGGGAGCGTCAGATAGCGGCCGCCTGGACCGTCGAGGAGGACGGTCTCCTGCACCTCGGGGAAGACGTGCCAGCCGCAGTAGCGGCGGATCGCAGTCGAGACCCCATCAAGGGCCGTCCCGACCCGCGGGTCGCTGTCAGAGATCCTGCCGCCCGTGTAGGCGGTCAGGTCACTGGAGGATGCGAGGGGCTCCATCGTCGCCCTCCGACTTGTTCGCAGGCCGCGCCTGCTTGTTCCGCGGGGTGGCCGCCTTCACCGCGCCGAGGCGGTGCGCGTCGTCCTCGGTGAGGAGCACCGTGTGGGTGACGCCGCTGATCTCGATCTCGTACTCGTCCATCCGGACTGTCTCCTCTGCATGTCGCGGCACGCCTGGCTCCTCACGCGGCTGCTGGGCCTGTGAGGCCCGGCTGATGCGGGGGCCTGCCGGCCTGGTGTCGTCGTTGTCCATCGGGGTGCCTCCCGTCGGGTGGTCAGGGGCGCGGCGGAGGAATGGCCGCGCCCCTGACCGGTTCCGTACAGGGTTACTGCAGGGTGACCTTCACGATGCCCAGCGGGATCCGCACCGCGAGCGCGAGGCGCTCCTCGATGCGGGTCGTGATGATGTTCTTCGTGAACTTGCCGAGGTCACTGTTGGTGGTCTCGACGCGGACGCCGCCCTTCCGGTAGACAGTCGTCGACGCCTGGAAGGCGCCGACGAGGACCGTCTTCGCGGCGACGGCCGGGCTGATGATGGTCCGCAGACCCCACAGCGCGGGCGTCCCGGCACCGACCGGCTGGTTGTCCTCACCGTACGGCTGGTAGAAGTAGCCGCCGCCGTAGTACTGGTTGTTGCCGTCCTTCGCCAGACGCAGCGTCTGGTAGTCGGCCGGGTTGATGACGACCGCGTCAGCGGTCAGACCGGTCGCGGTGGACACCTTCGTCATCGCGCGGAAGATGGTGTCCTGCGCGTTGTCGGCGGTGGCGCCCTGCGCCTCGGTCTGGATCCCCGACCGGTTCACAAGGCCGGTGAGGTTCGTGCCGGTGCCGTCACCGTAGAGGAGCTGCGACTCCTCAGCCAACGACAGCAGGTACGTGCCCCGGTTGTTGATCTCGGACACGAAGTACGGCAGGTCCTCGACCATCTCGTCGGAGATGTCCCACCACGCGGCGATCTTC